TCAGGTAATGAGGTGCCTATGGGTGCCACACCAGAAGAGGTACGTGACGATATCCCTGCACAGTTAAGTGAAGGTGAATATGTTGTTCCTGCAGATGTTGTACGTTTCTATGGTGTAAAATTCTTTGAAGACTTACGTACTGAAGCCAAGCAAGGTTACGCAGAGATGGACCAGAATGGTCGTATCGGTGGTGAACCAGTAGGGCCAGAAGGTATGGAGATGATCGAACCAGAGGATGACCTACCGTTTGATATCTCAGAACTACAAGTTGTTGACGAAGAGACAGGTATGTACGTAGGTGGTCTAACAGGTTACGCTGAAGGTGGCGAAGTAGAAGCCGCACCTATTCCACAAAACCCATTTAGTAATACAGGTAGTACTGCTGGTTATGAAATCAAAGAATATGTAAATGACGCTGGTGAGGTTATGTACATTCAGTTTATGAATGGTGAACCTATGACGTTTATCCCGCAAGGGTTTAGACCAAAAGAAAGCGTAGCAGAACAAGCAGCAACAGGTGCAGGTGTAGCGGCAACTTCCGCACCCACAACAGCATCAATGTCTGCACCATCTGGTAGTGGCTCTAGTGGTGGTAGTGATAGCTCTATCGGTAGTACTGGTATGGGTGATGTAGATGCAGCATTCACTCAAGGTGCATCAGCTAAAGACTGGACTAAAGCATCAGTAGAAGACTTTACTAGTGCTACAAGTAACTTAGGAAGAGGTACTAGACTAGGATCAACTATTGCAGGTGCTATTAACCCACTCCTAGGTGTTGCTACTGGTATTGGTATGGGTTCTGAATCACGTAACAATGCGTATGATATGTTAGATGGTATTGCTTATCAGCTAGAGAGTGGTAACTTGTCTGAAGGACAGAGAACAAGTCTACTAGATCAACAAGCAAAGATACAAGAATACCTAAAACCATCAAGTAAAGATGATAGCCCTGCTACTACTCTACTAAAAGGCAGTGGTATCTTTGGTGGTCAAACAAGCATGTATGAAAACTTAGGTGATTTTAGCAACGATGGTCGTGCCACTTTTGCTGATACATGGTTAGGTGATTTACTAGGTGCAGATGGTACAGCGGGTGTACAAGGACCAAGCTTATCTGAATCGCTTGATGGTGCAAGACGTACTGGAGAACCAGTTTATGAAGGTGATGCTAAAAAATCAACACAAGCTAGTGAGCCTTCAAAGTATCAAAAACAGATGGAATCTGGTAATTATAGTGGAGCAGCTAAAACAGCTACAAACTCTTGGGTAGCAGCTACAAATGCAGCTAACTCTATGAAAGATAAATCTGGCCCAGCTTATCATGCGGCGATGAAAGCGCAATCAGACGCAAGTCGTGCAGCAACAGAAGCTATTCGTAAAGCGTCAGGGTGGACTGGAGGCTTCTTTGGAAAAGCAACAAATCCTAACTGGAGAGATGAAGATAAAGACGATGATAAATAAATAGTGATTGGTCCCGATCCTATAATAAAATAAGGCTACCCGGTCTACTTGACTGGCCCCACATAAAGGAGTATAAACATGTCGGAAGCCCAACCAGTTGATATCAAAACAGAGGTTATCAACGCAGCACCTCATATGCGTAACCAAGCACGTATTGACGCAGATGAAGCAGAACTAGAAGCACTCAAAAAGCGTATGCGCGGTGAAGTCGATGAAACAGAAGAAGAAACCGACGATAGTGAACCCGATAGCCAAAGAGCTACGGACACCCAAGTACAAAATGAGAGTGTACCAGAACAAAAAACTAAAGCAGAGCCAGAGGGTGAAGCACAAGAAGATGATTCTGGACTAAGCGCAGAAGAAAAGACTTTCAAGCAACGTTACGGTGATCTACGCCGACACATGCAAGAGAAAGAAAAAGAGACTGCAGCTAAACTTGAGAAGCTACAGCAGCAGCTAGATGCCTCTACAAAGAATGAGCTTGTACTACCAAAGTCTGAAGAAGAGATTGATGCGTGGGCAAAGCAGTATCCTGATGTAGCAGGTATCATAGAAGCTATTGCTGATAAAAAAGCTACAGAACGTGCATCTGAGTTAGATGGTCGCTTGAAAGAGATTGAAGAGATGCGGTCCACTGCACGTAAGGAAAAAGCGGAAGCAGAATTGTTTAGCTTACACCCTGACTTTGCAGAGATTCGTGCAGATGATGCATTTCATGAGTGGGCTAAAGAACAGCCTAAAGTCGTACAAGATGCACTCTATGATAATGTAGATGATGTTAAGTCTGTAGCACGTGTGCTTGACCTTTATAAAACAGATAAAGGCATCAAGACAAAGCGTGTAGCTACAGAGGACAAGAGCGCAGCTTCGTCTGTTAAGGCACGTAAAGCTGCACCTGTTGATCCAGATGACTCTTCACGCTACTTGCGAGAATCACAGGTAGCTAAGATGTCTATTAAAGAATATGAGAAACGTGCTGAAGAAATTATGGAAGCACAACGCTCAGGCAAGTTTATTTATGATATGTCAAAAAGATAGTTGACAAACCTTACATCATAAGTAAAACTATAGCATATACACAACACAAAAGTGTGTATGCTTTTCACTAAGCACTAGCCACAACAAAGAACTACCTCAGAGTATAGGCCCAGCGCAGATAGGGCGGCCACCCTAGACGCAAAGCTGACTACCCTAGTACGAAGAGCCTCTTTAGTGGATATGTAGTGTTAATTCTCACGCCATATCTATAAGGAGAAATATTATGGCTATTGGTCTAAATAGTACCTATTCAGGTGCAGGAGGAACAGGTTTCGACGGTAACTGGTCCCCAGTAATCTATTCGAAGCAAGCACAGATCGCTCTACGTAAAGCGGCTATCACAAACGCGATTACAAACAACTCTTACTTTGGTGAGATTGCTAACCAAGGTGACGTTGTTCGCATTCAAAAAGAGCCAGACGTAACAGTCAACTCTTTGACACGTAAGGAAGCTATCACTGTTCAAGATTTGAACGATGAAGACTTCTCTCTAGTGATTGACCAAGCAAACTACTTCGCATTCAAAATGGATGACATCGAAGATCAGTTCGCAAACGTTGACTATGTATCTTTGGCAGCAGATCGTGCGGCATATAAGATGGCAGACGCTATGGACGCTGATGTTCTATCTTACTTGTCAGGTCACACAACTGCAGGTGCTTTCATCACTGGTACATCTGGTGACGCACAATCTGATCTAACTGGTGGTGACATCACAGGTGAATACATCACAGCAAACCACTTGTCTGCTACAGACTTTGGTCAGCTAGGTACAAACGATGGTGCAGATACTCCTGTTGATTATACAGCAGGTGACTCTATTCCACTAGCACCACGTCTACCCGGTGCAACATCTTTGTCAGACACAACAGTATCACCATTGACTGTTATCGCACGTATGGCTCGCCGTATGGACGTACAGAATGTTGATTCACGTGGTCGTTGGATCGTTGTAGACCCAGTATTCGTCGAAATGCTAAAAGACGAAGACAGCCGCGTATTGCAAGCTGACTGGGGTGGAACTGGCCTAATGAATGGCTTGGTATTGAACAACCTACACGGCTTCCGTGTTTATGTTTCAAACAACCTACCAGCAAAAGGTACAGGTGCAGGTACTTCAGGTACAGGTGCACAAGACACTAACTATGGTGTTATCGTAGCTGGTCAGGACGAAGCAGTAGCTTCAGCGGAGCAAATCAACAAAGTTGAGAACTACCGTGACCCTGATTCATTTGCTGACATCGTTCGTGGTATGCACCTATATGGTCGTAAGATTCTACGTCCAGAAGCTCTAGTAACAGCACGTTACAACGCAGCTTAATTTAGTCAAACTTAGGGGCTGGCACTAGCTGGCCCCTTTGTGCTTACAGAAAAGGACACACCTTATGGCGGGTACAATTACTACAGCGATGTGTAACACTTTTAAAGAAGAAATCCTTAAGGGTGTTCACGATCTAGAAACAGAAACACTTCGTGTAGCTCTGATTAAACCAGAAGCTGATATAGCAGCTAACTATGATGCAGCTACAACAAACTACAGCGACTTAGGCAGCGACGAATTAGACGATGGTGTAGGTAACTACGATCGGGATGTCGCTAACAACAACCTAGATATTACTGGCACTAATGTCAATCTATCTAATGGTGTTGCTTGGGTTGACTTCCCAGATTTAGTATTTCAAAACTTGACAGTCTCTGCTGGCGGTGCATTAATTTACAATGCATCACAAGGAAATAAAGCCGTAGCAGTATTTGATTTTGG